CATCAGTTCGCGGCGGGCGGCGTCTACCTTCTCGAAGTTCGCCTTTGTGGCCGCCTTCGACTCTTCCATCGCTTTCTGTGCTTGTTCCCGCTGCGCTAGTTCCCGCTGCGCCTGTTCCCTCTGTGCGTCGCTCATGCTTTGACTCCCGCTTCTCGATCAGTCTGTGGCGCAATCGCGCCGCCGGCCGGTTCCACGTAAAACGGCGTAATTTCACGCCATCCCCTTACCAAGTAACGCCCGCGACCCAGGAAACCAATCCGACGCGTCTCATCATCCAATTCATCGGCATAACCATGCGGAGTGCGATGCTATCGGTTTGGAACATTGAGCGCACCGGCGCCGCGACCGTGTTCGGCGCGCCGGTTGTGCTGATCGGCAACGGCGTCGTGTCTTCCATGTGCAGCGTCGCTTGATCGCTAAGCTCGAACCGCGCGTCGTCGCCGCTGAGTGAAGCGAAGTCGGCCGCATCAAGAAATATGACCTCTCCGGCCGGTACGGTCGGCGAAGTTATGACCCGGTACGTCAAGAGGCGGCCCGTCTCGATCTCGGCGCGAAACGGGAAGACGCCGGTTCCCGCCGTCGATTGAGTCAGCCCAATCTTGGCTGCCTGCAATGGGTTCATAATCCAGATTGGATTCCGCAGGCTATTCGCCGTGATAAGCACGTTTAACAAGTTGGTAAGATCGGTTACCAACGCATTAAAACCTCCGCCCGTCGTCGGCGTCTGGCCCGCGACGCCATTGCGCAGTCCGGGCGGACGGACCGCCGTCGCCGGGTTCGCATCGAGCAAAACGGTATCGATCGCGACAGCGGTATGTCGCGAGATCATATCCCTCAACTGGGTGTCGATGTTGGGCGTCGAATGTTCGAGCAATTCCCTGGTAAACGACGTAATGACGGCCATCTTTTTCAGGCCGATCGTGATCGTTCCGAATGCGCCCTGACGGACCGGGATCGGCGCGCCCTCGGCGACGAAGGACCCGGCGATTGTCGGCGTCGTCTGTTCGACCGGGATCGAGATAGTCCCGAATCGGCCGAGCGTATAGCGCGCGCCCTCGGCGGTCAGCGGTCCGTAGACGCTCGCGATCGTCAACGCCGAGATCAAATCGGCGTACTGTACCGCGACAAGTTCCTGCGCCCACGTCGCGGTAGTTGTCGTCGCTGGATTCGTCGAGGCACGCATTACCCACTCAAGACACGCGCGCACGCGGCGATCATCGGACCAGCCGCGCTCAGCGAGCGCCTGCTCGGGCGTTTTGTGCATACGATCGATCATCGTCTTGGCAATGATCGCGTGCAGCAACAATTCGCCCGGTTCCTCTTTTTTCTTCGGCAAGGCGAACGGAGGCGGTTCCTTCGCCCGCGCCATAACCGCCGGCAGATTGCCGTTGCCGACCGCGACGCTGCGTCCGGCGTCTTGCTGCTCGGAGTTTTTCAGGAACTCCAGTTTGCGCATCTCGGTCGCGATCCGCGAGTTGATTTCCTCGCCGACCCCGATCGCGTCGTCATCCATCATCTCACTGTCTTCGAACTTGGCGAGGTGCGCTGTGTGTTCGTCACGTAGTTCATTCAGATGCGTTTGCGTCTGTTCGATCCGTTCTGAAAGCTGACTCATCGACCGAGTCCTTTGCGAATTTGAATTTGAAGGATCGGCGGACTTGCCGGGAACCCGGGACTCGGCTGCATGATCTAATTTGGCGGACTTGCCGAAAATCATGCTGAGCGTGTCGCGGGATAGATTGAGGCCCTTAGCGATCTGCAGCGCGTTCGGGTTCGCCGGAACGCTCACGAGCGAGCATTCGACGAGCTCTTGCCGTAGAAACCGCACCGGCCCCCACGGGTCATTGTTTTTCGAGTCGAGCGGTTCGTGCTCGATCGGCTTAAAACCGACACTGACCGCGCGCAGCACGCCCGCGTTGACGGCTGCGTGAACCTCGCGCATCCGATCCGACACCGGGTCGAGTAGTTCGAGCCGCCCCTTCAGCTGTTTGTTTTCGATTCGAACGCCGTCCCATCGCCCGATAATGAATTGGCTGTCATGACCAAAGAGCGCGACCGGGTTGCGCCGAAAGTTGTCGAGGCTCCAGCCGTCGGACCGGATGACGTCGCCGAGACGGTCGACCGTCTCGTCCGACATGACATAGTCGAGCGGATCGGGTCCCGGCGCTCGGGCGATGATCGCCTTATGCACGATATCGTCGGGCGCGGCCGACGCAGCGTGCGCTTGCCGTTGTGCAACAGCGGCCATGCGGGGAACCCTTCAGGGAATAAGGAAGCCGACACTCCGTCGCTCGGCAAACACGCCGCACCCGTTGCGCGTTTATGCTAGGGGGTTGCAGGCGGCATTGTCGGCCCGCCGGGTCCGCCGGGCTGGGGTTTGCCGCCATGCATAGGAAAGTAGCCCCAGCCGTACTCACTGGAGTACCCCCAGCCTCCGCCTTCCGGCGGGGGTTTGTTGCCTTCGGCCGGCGGGGTTGGGAAGTCAACCGGCGGGCGCGGGATCACGATCGGGTTTGTTGGAAATCCTGGTCCCGTTGTGGCGTAGGGCGGGAAATACGGCCCGCCCCAGATGTGCGGCGGCTGACCCGGCTGCGGGCCGGGAAACCCAGCGTCCGGGTACTCGGTTATCGGCCCCCACATACCCAATGGCGGCCCGCCCGGCATCGGCCCGCCGCCGACGCCAACACCAGTCAAATAACCCTCGCCGACGATCGTAACGGGACGCCCGGTTTTGGTTGTGTGGTCCCATAGAACGCCATTTATGCTGACAGGCACGCTAGCCATTAAAAACTCCTGTGTGTGGGGGCGCGGACCCAACCCGTCCGCGTGTGGTTAGTCCCACCCGCACCGGCGGGGGTTGGCCTCCGGTGACCCGCCCTCTGCGAACCGGCATGGCCCGGCCGCATAGCGAATGCGATATCGCCAGGATCGAGGCGGCGCGCTTACCGCCCCGCTTCTTCGAGCCGCGCCTTGACCTCGCGGCACGTTTCGACAACGCCAATAAATTTACCGTCTACGAGGAACACGAGGCAGTGTGCGAATGGGGCGAGCCCATGTAGCGAACCGGCCGGCGCGCGGAGGCTAGTTACCTGTTCGGCGTTTATCGTCACCTCGCCGCCATCCGATCGATGTAGCACGAGTAATTGCAGGGCGATTAGGAGCGCATGCATAGCCGCGGGGCTATTGCGTCCATCAGCCGATCAAGGTTGAAACGTCGACGACGACCGCGCGCTCGCCTTGCGTCGCGACACCGACCGCCATCGCCAGCGCGATCAGCGGATCGATCCGGTTTGTCGCTTTGCGTTTCGAAAACCATCGATTGTCGAATGGATCGGACTCCAACGCCGCCGACATGCAGGCCAGCACGAGGAGCGGATTGCGACGGATGCGGATACGATGTTCGAGGATTAGGCTTTCAAGTTCCTTGACCGAGCCCGGCATCCACAGGCCGCTTTCGGCAGCTTTCCGTTTGCCACCCTGCGGGTGCTCGACGAGCTGCACCGTGACGCCGAGTTGATCGAGCTCGGGCTCGAAATTCTTGCGGAACGCGTAGGCGTCATAACCGATCGCCGTTAGTTCATATTCGCTCTGCGCCTCGGCAACGCGCGCCGCGGGATAATCCATGCGCACCAGTTTCCCCGGCGTCGCCTGCAAAAATCCGCGCTCGATCCAAAACGCGTAAGGAACCTTGTCCTCTAGCTGCCGCTGTTCGACCGTGTCGCCGGGCGTCCAGCACTCGACCCAGGCGTCGAAGGTCGGTTGCCGCGTTTTCTTGCCGTCGCGCTCGACTTCCACCGAGCCGGTCGGCACGACAAAGGCGAGCGCCGTGAGATCGCGGGTCGCCGAGAGATCGACCCCGGCGAAGACCTGTTTGCCGCTATGCTCGGCCGGATCGAAATCGGCGAGCACTTCTTCCAGCGTCGCCCGCGACATCCAGGCGACATCCGCCTCGGTCCACTGGCAGAAATGCAGCCGCAAGATTCCGTTCAACTTGCCCGGGATCTGCTTCGCTTGCCGGACGACGTTCACGAGATAATCCGGCTGCACCGTGACGCCGAGCAACGGGTTCGCTTTGACCCAGCATGTCGGATCTTCGAGCGGGTCGTCGTCGGGGTCGAGGCCGCAGACGAAACTAAACGTCTCGTCGTCGATGACCTCGCCGACAAAGGCCGCTCGCTCATCCGGTGCCGCGGTCCCGGCCGCGACCCGCACCGCGTGCTCGTGCTCGTTCCAGCAAGCCGAGTGGCGATCGCTGCCGCTGTTCGTCGTCATCACGAGAAGCGGTTGCCGCCGCCACTTGAACCCACGTTCGAGCATCTCGATCGTCAGCCCGTCGGGATGTTCGTGCACTTCATCGCAGAGCGCACAATGCGGCCGAGGCCCCGATCCCGAGCGCCGCACTTCGCCCGATATCGGCCGGAAGAAACTCCCGGTTTTCAGATCCGCCAGATTCCACACTGGGTTTCCGCCGGAAGGTGTCAGAATCGACGAGAGCGCGGGCGATTGTTCGCGCATCGCCACCGCATCGCGAAACAGCACCATCGCTTGCGGCGCGTTCGCCGCCGCGGCGTAGACCTCGGCGCGCGGCTCCTTATCAGCGACGAGGCAGTAATGCCCGATCCCGGCCGCCAGCGGCGTCTTGCCGTTGCCCTTCGCCTGCTCGATATAGGCGCGGCGGAATCGCCGTTTCCCGTCGCGCCGTTTCCAGCCAAAGATCGAGCCGACGATAAATTTCTGCGACGGGTGAAGGATAAACGGCAGTCCTTCGAACTGGCCGCCCGCAAGGCGTAACACCTCTTCAAAAAATCCGATCGCGTGCCGCGCCTCCGCCAGGTCCCACGTCAGACCCCGCTCGGGTCCGAAAGCTATATCGGCGAGATGCCGTTGCGCGGCGTTGCGGACATGCGGTCCGGCGACGATCTCGCCGGCGACGACCCCGCGCGCCCATTGCGTAACCGGATCATCGGTTGAGGTATTTTGCCGCCGGGTCGGCCCGGTCAATCGGCCCCTCGGTTTTGATCCGCGATCTGGCACTCGGTGTCATCCCAAACTCAGCCGCGTAACGCATCATATTCGCCATGTGCCTATTCGCGACGCTGACTAGCGGGTTGATGCTATCCCGCACCAGCAAATTGCCGTCGGTCGCGGCGAGCTCCCGCTCGGCACGAATCAAGCGGCCGTAACTTTGGCAATAGGCAAACAGCGCCGCGCGATCGACTGTCGTCAGGATACCGAGGGCGTAAAGATCGCGAGCGATGCGACGCCATTCGATGCGGCCGTCGTCGTTTAATTCAGCCGGTGGCTGCAGTAAGGTCACACGCGGCTTGGGCTCGTTCTCGTTGAGCGGCCGCCGTCCCGGATTGCCGTTGATCAGCTTCAGTTGCGTCGGCAGCGGCTTGCGCCCAGATCGCCAATTGCCCGCCATTTATCCCACCGGCCAACCGTGAATGTCGGCACCGGAAAAGCGCTCATCGCGAAGACGACCTCTAAAATTCTGACGCCGGCCTTTTTCACGATGAGCGCGGTTGTCACATTCCGGGCAAAGCGTCCGGAGGTTGTCGAGCGCTAACTCTAACTCGGGATGCGTCTCGCGCAGCTTGATATGATCGATCCGAGCCTCATTCAGCCCGGCGACCTTCTTGCCGCAAACGACACAGCGAAAATTGTCCCGGAGGAGGACGACGCCGCGGATCTCGCGCCATCGCCGGAGGGCGTAAAATGACATCGCCCCTCCATAGCGTCCGCAGGCATGTGTACCAGCGACGGCGCACATGCACCGCTCCTTTAGAGCGATTTCAACCAACGCGTCAAGCAAAACCTCATGCGACCTCCACCACGACAAGACTCGTCGCGTCGACCTCCGTCCGCACGCCCGAGCGCCCGAGCGCCACATCGAGCAGCACTTGCGCGCGACCTCGATCATCGAGCTTTTCGAGCTTTGCCAGCGTGCCGTTCCAGCCTGGCACCGACACCCTCACAGTCCGCCGGTCCGCCAGATACGTTGCCAGATCCCGCCGGATGGCAGGCGGCCGATACTCGTCAAAATCACCCGCATTCATCTTGCGCCGTATCCCTTCAATCAGGTCCGGATCCACCTTGGCGGGCATGTCACCTCGCCATATCAGATTATAAACCCCAGCGATCCGCATGATGGGCGACCATGCCTGATCCGGCCACAATTCCGCAAAGAGGTAGCGCGGAAACATCGGCCGGTGCACCAGATCGCCGATCCCTTTCGTCCG